CAATATCTATTTTGGTCAACTGCAAAAACCAGAAGGTGCCAACAGGCCCTATGATGCTATTTTACAGTTTATAGAAAAACACTTTGATACTTTTGACAGTTTCAAAGAAGAATTTGAAAAAACAGCCATGACAATACAGGGCAGCGGCTGGGCATATTTGGCCCGTGATGGTTCAATCAAAACCATTGTGAATCACGAAATTAGAAATGATATTGTGTTATTAGTAGATTGGTGGGAACATGCTTGGGCACTAGACTATCAGGCAGACAAAAAGAAATACTTGCAAAACATATGGAAAATAATCGATTGGAGAATAATAAATGGCGTACTCGGACAAGGTAATTGATCACTATGAAAATCCCAGGAATGTGGGATCTTTTGACAAGGCTGATACTGATATTGGTACTGGCATGGTTGGCGCACCTGCTTGCGGTGATGTGATGAAACTACAGATAAAGGTTGATCATGATACAGGTATTATTACAGATGCAAAATTTAAAACATATGGCTGCGGATCGGCTATTGCGAGCTCGAGCCTCATTACAGAGTGGGTCAAAGGCATGCACATCGACCAAGCCGGAGCAATCAAAAACTCCGACATTGCCGAAGAGCTAGCCCTACCGCCAGTTAAAATACATTGTAGCATATTGGCTGAAGATGCAATTAAAGCCGCAGTGGAAGATTATAGGAGAAAACATTAATGAAACCACAACGAATTTTGATCATGGGTTTGCCTGGCTCGGGCAAAACTTACTTTGCTGAAAGACTAAAGAAGTATCTTGAAGACAATTCCAATGTGCAGACCATGCCTCTAGAGCGTATGGCACATCTAGAGTTGATGCCATTACAGTATTCCAGCAAGGTGGACTGGTTCAATGCCGACGAGATTCGCAAACGATTCAACGACTGGGATTTCAGCCGCGAAGGACGTATTCGTCAAAGTATCAGAATGTTTGATTTTGCTGTGAGCTGCACTGAAGATTTTGTGATCTGTGACTTTGTTGCACCCTTGGTGGAACAACGCAACAACTTCAAAGCAGATTGGTGCATCTGGATGGACACAATTGATGCAGGTCGATTTGAAGATACCAATCGGGCATTTGAATCTCCCGAACAGTACGACTTCCGTATCACTGAACAAAATGCTGAAAAATGGGTAGAATTTGTAGGCGACCATATTTTGCACAATCGTCGCAGACCGCGATTTGATTGGCAAAAAGAAACTGTACAAATGCTAGGTCGTTGGCAACCCTGGCATGCTGGGCACCGTGCATTGTTTGATCGGTTAATTACTCGTACTGGGCAAGTTGTTATACAGATTCGTGATGTGCAAGGTTGGCAAGGTTCAAATCCTTTTGCAGTAGAACAAGTAAAAAGTTTTATTCGTCGAGATTTAGATACAATATATCAAGGACAGTATGAAATACAAGTTGTTCCTAACATTGTACATATTGGTTGGGGTCGTGGCGTGGGCTACACACACGCAGAAGAAACATTTGACGAATCTATAACTGATATTAGTGCTACTAAGATTAGAAAAAAAATGGGACTAGAGTGAACAAATTGCTGTTATTGTCACCGACAAAGATTAATGATTACCGTAACCGATACAGCCAGTAAACGAATTGCCCAAAATCTAGCAAAACGTGGCCGAGGAGTTGGTATTCGCATAGGTGTAAGAACCACAGGTTGTAGTGGTCTGGCATACACTATCGAATATGTAGATGAATACACAGCAGAAGCTGGCGTAACAAATTTTGCTCAAACGGACTTTGTGGTATTAGTTGATGCAAAAAGCCTCGCCTACTTAAACGGTCTAACTATGGACTGGGTCCGCAACGGACTCAACGAAGGTTTCGATTTTGTCAATCCAAACGAACGAGACCGTTGCGGCTGCGGAGAAAGTTTTAGAGTCTAGTATTTGCCCACTGGCAACGTGGTGCTGGCGGGCATATCCCAAATCTGTTTGCGTTCAACTCCCTTGCGTTGAGCAAACTTTTTTGCATCGCACAATGCGCACACATGAAAATAGTTGTTGCTCAATCTTCTGTGATCCATATTGCGTAGCTCACGTGTGAATTCTCTATCACAGTTATCACAACGAAAAACTGCAATGGTTTTTCTTCTGGCGTAGTTGTGTGCTACTCCTAGTTTACTGAGTCTAACATGTTGAGTCTGTTGAGTTTCTTTTTTTAAGAACATCATGTATTTACATTCGGCTTATAAAACTTTCGGCTAAATACTAGAGCAACCATAAATCTTAGGATCTACCATGGCAAGAAAAATTATTGATACCGGCGTTGTAGGCAACGACGGCACAGGCGACAGTATTCGCGACTCATTTAGAAAAGTCAACGACAACTTCCGAGAGCTTTATAGCTCATTGGGTCTAGGTGAGAAACTAACTTTCAAGAATCTAGATGACACCCCCAACAGTTATCTTGGACAGGAAAATGCCATACTCAGTGTCAACAACACAGAAACCGGTATTGTATACAAACAGATCACTCCAGGTGCCGGTATAAGTCTTGATTTTACCACCAATCAAAATGAAATACGCATCAGCTCAGAGTTCTCTGAAGTGGTTGGCGACACCAGCCCACAGTTAGGGGGCAATCTCAGCGCGAGATCTGGCAGTACCCAATTTAGGATCAAAGACCTAGGCACCGACGGCATTCCACTGGTCCCTGTATTCGACCACGAAGCCATTAACAAACGCTATGCCGATGGCAAAGTTTCCAGGGCAGGTACTGCTGCTATCGATCCAAGAACTGGGCTGGTAAATGGTGCTTTTGGCACAATGAGTGGCCCGTTGATACTGGCCAGAGATCCTGAGCCAGATGACGATGATGTCTATGATGGATTGATCGCTGCAACCAAACGATATGTGGATAATTCTGCCTTTGGCAGCACAATCAATCTGTATGTGGCCACATCAGGAGTTGACGATCGTCCAGGAGTCAGTGCAGCACTACAAGGTCGAGCATTGGCCTATGCCTATCGCACTTTAGAAGCTGCACTTAAAAGAGCAGAAGAAATTGTGCTAGAAGCCAGAAACGAAATAGGCCCCTACAAAAAAACATTGACCTACAACAACGGAGTATCTAACTGTACTTTAACCAAGATTGAAGATGCTCCGGGCAGCGGTTCAGGATTCAGCGGCAGTGCTCTAATGAGTGTCGACACTATGGTGGTGAATAGTGTGGGCGTGAATTATCAAATTGGCGATATATTAACTGTGGTTGGAGGAACATTCAGCGAACCAGCTAGACTACAGATATTATCTACAACAGAAGCAGGTGGCGTGTTAACATTCCGCATCGTGTCCTCTGGAGTATACACCATATTGCCTCTCACTAGTACCAATGTGGCAACCACAGATGACAGCGACAATGGTCAGTTGGCCACAGTGAATTTGACCTACAAGGTCAACAACGTGGTGGTAAACAGTGGTGGCAGCGGATTTGGTCTAGCATCTGTTAGAATATCAGGTGGCGGGGGAGCAGGGGCGTTTGGTACTGCCGACGTGGTAGGTGGCAGTGTGATCAGCATCACAGTCACAGATCAAGGATCTGGATTTACCAGTCAGCCAGTGGTCACTGTATCTCTTCCTAGATTTTTTATAGAAACCGGAGGCTATCGCACAGACTTTACTGGAGACTACTCTACATCAACTCCCAGTGCTATTAGAAGCAGAGATATCCGAGAGGGTCTTTTCCTCAGAGGCGAGACATCGGGAGCCTTGGCCCAGATACTGGGACACACAGGCAGCCTGGACTCATCAGGGGATGAAATTTTTGACGTTGATCTTAGATTTGGAAAATTTTTAGAACCTGGAGATATAGGATATCCCGAAGTTATATCATACGGTGATGTACAGAAAAATGTACAATTGAGTGTTCTAGTTGAAAGTGGGGTCTACGAAGAAAATCTACCCCTGAGGGTGCCGGCCAACGTATCCATAGTTGGTGATGAATTTAGACGCTGTATCATAAGACCAAAACCCGGTATAAGTTCTAGTCCGTGGGCCTTCTTGTATTTTAGAAGAGACCTCACCGTGGGAGTGGTAGGCACTGATCAGATCACGTTAACTGACAGACTATTTGGTTATCACTATCTACAAGGCACAGATGAACCTGTGTATCCATTAATTAACAATAGAGGATTCTATAGAGCAGCGGCACAACTGTTGACTTTGAACAGAACATTTATACAAAAAGAAGTCATAGCTTGGATCACCGATCAAGTTGACAATGAAACTTCACCATTCACTGCTAGTTTTTTATACGACAGTGATCTCTGTGAAAGAGATATCGGACTACTGTTAGATGCCATGATATTTGATCTGAAGTACGGAGGTGCTAATAGGACAATATCTGCGGCATTGAAGTACTTTGGATCTGCCAGTGGGTTGATTGCAATTGGTGCCCAAGGAGATGAAACCCTTGCAGCCATTAGCAGAGTAGGAACTTTGGCCCAGCTGGTAGTTAGAAATGTAACGATACAGGAACTTTTCCAAGATGTATACCCGCAAATAGTAGACGGGGCCTACGTGGCTGAAACCGGAACCACTGGGACTTCATTCAATATCACAGGTGTTACTAATGGCAATCCCATAGCTATTACCACTGGCACTGCTCATGGATTGGTCGACGGCGATCAAATACTGATCAGCACCGTTGGAGGCGCCACACAGATAAACGGCAATGACTACTATGTGGATGTGATTAATCCCACAAGTTTTTACATATACAGCGACGCTCTACTAACCATTCCTGTCAATGGCGCTGCCTTTGGCACATACACTTCAGGTGGCAATGCTGTCAGTATAGGAGGTGTGTTGGGTGCCTTGTTTG